TTGCTTTTCGCGGGACACTCGCAGAGGTTGCGGCGCGGAGCCCAAAAAACCTGCAACCGAAAATATTAAAACACAATATCTGGTATTAAAATATTAAAATCGCCGCCGTTTTCGGCGCTTGCCGATCCTCTCGCGCTGTGGCACGAATCGGGAACCCCGCTTTCCCCCGGCGAGGCCCCCAGTGCCGACACGTCCCTACCGGCTGACGCCGCCCGAACCGTACGAACTTGACATACACGAGGCGGCAGCCAAGGCACTCGACGCGCTCTTGCTGCCGCCCGCTGTCTGGTTCGCCATGCCGGTCGGGCATGTTCGGCTGACCGGCTCACAGACCGCCCACCTCGCCCGCATCGGGCTCAAGCGCGGGCTGCCGGATTTATTTTTCCTGTTCGAAGGTTTGGTCTTCGCCCTCGAGCTGAAGCGCCGCGGCGGGAAATTGTCGAAGACCCGGATCGGCCGCACCCGCAGCGGTGCGCCGCGGATCCTCGAAGGCCAAGAAGACGTATTTCCGAAACTACGCGCCGCTGGCGCCGCCGTCGCCGTCGCCCACTCGGTCGACGAGATGCTGGCGCAGATCCGGCGCTGGGGGCTGCCGCTCAGGGATCATCGGCTCGTCGCTTGATCGGCGCAAGTTCGCGATTCGTGCTTATTGCACGCCTGCCCGTGACGGTTTTATGGTGGCGGTTTAGTCCGGGCTGAGGGGAGAACGGCCACCTCGGAAAATCACCCCTAAAATGCAACAACCCCCCGAAGGGGGCTGCGCGATCGGTGAACCGATCTGAGAAAATCGCCTGGCAGCGAATTTCTCCGATTTTTCCCCGATAATGTAAAGCGAATTTTTCGCGACGCTCGAATTGCGTCCGAATATCCTGAATTTCGCTGCCAGCGCAACCGCTTCCGGGATCTGTCCACAGGGAGCTGCGCATGGAAAATATTCGGCCCACAAAAATAATTTCCGCTCGGACGCGACTCGCCGGAGCCGCGGCGCTATACTCGCGCGTCGCCGTCTCGACGGCGCGGATTGAAGCGAGCGAAGGGAAGCCAAGACCCAGAAATCAAAGACCCGCCTGGGAGGGCGGGCCGGTGATCCGGCATAAAGCCGGGGAATATCTCTGCCGTGGCAAGCGAGATATTCCCCGAAAATCAGATCGTCCGCAAGCGGAAAATTTATGTTCCGCGATCGGGCGCCTTTGCGCCGAATTTCGGGCCGCTCTCCCCTCGGGTCGCACCCCGGAGGGGATTAAATGAAAATGACACCGTTTGAGCGGGCGCTGTTCTACGTCGACCGCTTCAACTGGCCGATCTTCCCACGCCCAGGCGGCCGCTATCTGAAAGACAGCCGGGGCTGGAAGGACGCCACCCGCGACGTCGACCAAATCGAGAAATGGTGGTCGCAATATCCTGACGCGCTGATCGCCATGCCGACCGGCGAAGCCTCGGGCGTCGTCGTGCTCGATATCGACACCAAGAACGGTAAGGACGGCTTCGCCACGCTCGAGGAGCTTGGCAAGAGTTTGCCGGATGTCCCGATGGTGCACACCCCGCATGGTGGGCTGCATCTCTACTTTTCGATCAACCAGCACATCTCGATCGGCACCAGCCAGAACCTCGGCAGCGATGTGCTCCGCATCGACAACAGCGGTCTGGATGTCCTCGCCGAAGGCGGCAATGTGGCATTGCCCACCCCGGGCTGGCGCTACCGCTGGGATCCGCACAATCATCCCGGCACCTGCGCCTTTCGGCCGGCGCCGTCATGGTTGGCGCGACGCCAGAGGAGATCGCAAGAAACCAACGGCCACCGTCTCGATCCGACCGCGATCCTCGCCGACGCTTGCCGCAATATCCGCGCTGCCGGGCCCGGCACCCGGCATGAGGTGCTGAACCGCGAAGCCTTTTTGATCGGCTGCATCGTCGCCCGCGGCGCACTCGATCAGGCCAACGCAAGGCACGAGCTCGACGCCGCGACGGCGGCGATGACCTGGGGCTCCGCTGGCGACGCCAAGAAGGCCGCGCGCGATCTTGCCGACGCTTTTAAGTCCGGCTTGCGGAAGGGCCATCGTCGGTGAAGACCAACGGGCATGGTCCCAATGGACACACCAATGGCCATGCCAACGGTAACGGCCATGCTCACGATCCCTTCGACGATCCGCCGCCCGGCTTTCACGACGACGAGCCATCGCCGGTCAACCAGCCGCAGCCCTGGGCCTTCACCGGTGACATTCCGACACTGTCATGGTGGCTGCGTCGCGAGCTGCAGCCGCGCGACAATCTGCTCGGCGAGCTGATCTCGACCACCAGCCGCATCCTCCTGGTTGGTCCGACCGGGCTCGGAAAGACCAATTTTCTGCTGGCCTTCGGGTTGAGCCTGGCTACCGGTCTCGATTTTTTGCATTGGCGCGCAGTCCGCCCGGTGCGCGTCCTCTACGTCGACGGCGAGATGCCATCGCGGCTGATCAAACGGCGGCTCCAAGACACTGTGCGGCGGCGCGGCTGTCAGTCTGACAACCTAGTTGTTCTCAGTCGCGAAGACTACCCCGATATGCCGCCGCTCAACACCCCAAAAGGACAGAAATTCCTCGATGATTTTATGGCTTGGGCGGGGGGGTTTGAATTTAATATTTTCGACAATATTCAGGCGCTGCTGACTGGCGACATGAAAGAGCCGGAACAATGGGCTACGATGTTGAATTGGATACGGGATTTAAGCCGCCGAGCGATTGGCCAGCTATGGGCTCACCACACTGGCCGCGATGAGAGTCACGGTTATGGGGACTCGACCCGCGACTGGGGGTTGGACACAACAATGCTCATGGAGCGGATCGAGGACCCGGCGGACATTGCCTTCAATCTCAAATTCCCAAAAGCACGCGAACGCACGCCGGACAATCGCAGCGACTTCGAGGACGCGACCATCACACTGGCCGGCGACCAGTGGACCTCGTCGCGCGGCCGGGGCACAAGTAGTCAGCCGCGCGGCGGCCGACCAAAGGGCGGCAAGCTCGAAGACATCGCGCTCAGAGCCCTCGACGAGGCCATCGCCAAGGGCGGCACAACGCCACTCGGCCACCCCAAGATCCCGCCGGATACCTACTGCGTCACAGTCGACATGTGGAAAGCCTATTACCAGCAGGTCTGGATCGGCGACCCGGCCTCGGACACCTTCAACCGGACGTTTCGGAGATACCGCGAAAAGCTGCAAGCCGACCAAAAAATCGGGAGCATAAACCCTTGGATTTGGCGGATATGAGACCAGCAACTTTTACTACCGGACAAAAACCGGACAAAAACTCAGCGTTGAAATGCCGGGACCCCGGAAAAAAACCCCTAAGGGGTTTTTATTCCGAGGCCTTGTCCGGACAAAAACTCAAAAACCCTGCCGGGGGGTTTTTGTCCGGATACAGCACCGCAAGTTGAACAAGGAGGAGCAGACGATGATGCGGTTGCCAGTTAACACCGAAAATCTGTGGGCCATGCGGCGATGGACAAACGCCAACCCGAAAGGCTGGTTCAATGATGTCCGTGACGCTTATCTCGCAATGGTCGCCGCAAAGCCGTCCTATCGGCCAGAAGCGCCCAGCGACGGGTTCGGGCAAATCGACCTGGATGACGACCAGCTTGAGGATCCAGTGCGGCTGGAGATGGAAGCGATTTGGGCGGCGCGCCAATTCTACGACGACGACGAAAAGATGATATTTGAGACCAACGGCTGCACCGACGGCCGTCTCGCTGCAACGATGTATCTCGCCTTGCAGGCCGCGCAACGATGCTGTGGCGGGATATCGGGAGGCCGTATTCGTAAAATCCTTGAATTAGCGCTGGCGGCATTACCCGATGGCGAATGACCGCGGCTGGCAGCAGGTTGGCGACGCCGCCCAGCCGGTGATTGACCGGGTGACCGCCCATCAGCGCTGGTGGACCGCGGAGGACGCCGCCCGGGTGGTCGAGCTGCGGGCGCAGGGTCATGGCCCGGTGGCGATCGCGCGTGAGCTTGGCATGACCACCGCCGCGGTCGCCAATTTCCTTTACCGCCGCAAGCGCCGCGGCCGGCCGGTGCCGCCATGCTCGCCGTGGCGGCCAGCCCGCCCGCAATGGCCGCCCGAGCGCGTCGCGCTGGTATTGCAGCGCGCCGCCGAGGGATGCACGTACACCGCGATCGCCGCCGCGCTCGGCTGCACGAAGAACGCGATCGCCGGGATCGTCCACCGCAAGCGCCCGCCGGCGATGCCGCTGCTGGCGCAGCTCGAGGCGCGGCTCAACTGGCCGCGGGTGCAGCAGACCGGGTGCCGGTGGATCGACGGCGACCCGGCAGAGCCCGGCTGGAGCTACTGCGGGGAGGTCTGCATGGCGGGTTCGTCGTGGTGCGCCGCGCACGCGCCACGGATTTTCCAGCCGGCGCAAAAGCCGCTGCCGGCAGAGGTGCTGCGGGAGATCGCGGCGTGACCACCGGAGCTGACGAACTGATCCGGCAATTGCGCGACTTCACCCGGCGCGAACGCGAGCGGCAGCGCAAGCGGCAGCGCGACCGCCGCGAGCAGCCGCACAGCACTGCCTACATGCGGCACTGGCGGCAGCGCAACCGGACCCGCTACAACGACTATCACCGCCGCTACAAACGGCTGCGGCGATTGCAGAGCAGGGACAAATCATGACCGGCCCGGTCGGCACGGCATGAGCGTTCGTGTGCTGGTCGGTCATGTCCTCGCCCGGCTCGCTGATCTGCCGGACGAGAGCGTGCACTGCGTGGTGACGAGCCCGCCCTACTACGGTCTCAGATCATACGGCACGGCGCCGCAGGTGTGGGGCGGCGATCCCAATTGCCGGCATGAATGGGGAAATTCTGCCGGGAAACTTAGGTCTAAGACCGACACGGGGAATGTGCGCTCAGCACGCGACTGGAATCAATTCGAGGCGAGCAACGGAAATTTCTGCCACTGTGGCGCGTGGCGCGGCGACCTCGGGCTGGAGCCGACGCCGGAGCTGTTCATTGCGCACATGGTGGAGGTGTTCCGCGAGGTGCGGCGGGTGCTGCGCCGGGACGGCACGCTGTGGCTCAATATCGGTGACGGGTACTTTGGCACAGGGAAAGGACCGACGCCGCCTACGGGCTTCCACGGGGCCGCTGGCGTGCCTTATCCGACAAAGGGTGTCTATTCGCTGCCGGGCTACAAATCAAAGGATCTGATGATGATCCCCGCGCAACTGGCGCTGGCGCTGCGGGCCGATGGATGGTGGCTGCGCAGCGAGATCGTGTGGGCGAAGAAAGCCCCGATGCCGGAGTCGTGCACCGACCGGCCGACCTGCGCGCACGAGAAGGTGTTTTTATTCGCGAAAGGTCAGTGGAAATCGCGTGTCATTAAGTTCTCTGATTTGCACGGCCAGCGCGTGCATCTCGGCAAGCACCTCGGGTCTGACCCGTCTTATCCGAGGGGCGTGCAGATATGTGTAAGTCTCGCGCGGGCGATCTTTGATCGTGCGCAGAGCGAGCAAGGTTTCGGCTTGCCGCCGTTTTATGCGGAGGAATGGCAGCAATGCGACGGTCACGGCGACAGCGATTTTGTTAGTAGCCTGCCACCGCAGGCCAGGGCGGCCATTTGGGCTGCTCGGTTTTGTGGGGGAAACGCTACCGCCGAAGAGTTCCTTCATGAGATCGATCGCCTGCCGATCGCATTGGGCAACAGCGGTGATTTCCTGATAAGCCGGGTTGCGCCCGAGCGCCTTGACACGCCAGCGATCGATGGCGATCGAAAACGAACCATCACTGTCCATGACGCCGGCCAAGTAAGCGAGATCGATTTTGCGCATGAGCAAATCGTATATCGAACATCTACGACTTGCAAGTATTTCTACGATGCCGAGGCGGTGAAGGAAGAGAGCATCACCAACGATCCACGCAAGCCGTACACGAGTGCGGGGGCGAAAAACGGGCCGCAGGCGAGTCCTGATTATGTCTGGCACAGTGGCGAACGCAGAAAAGGTGACGACTTTTCGTCACGCAACATGCGCAACGTCTGGCACCTCGGCCCCGAGCCCTTCCCCGAGGCGCACTTCGCGACGTTCGTGAGCGAGATCCCGCGGCGCGCGATCCTCGCCGGCACCTCCGCTAAGGGCGTCTGCCCGAAGTGTGCCGCGCCTTGGGTGCGCCAGACGAAAACCGAGTTTGTGAAGCTCGCCGATCGTCGCCCGACACGCAAAGCCGTTCAGCCGGGCGCGCAGATGGCTGACATCAACAGCAACAATGTCATGGGTTACAACGATACGCAGACCATCGGCTGGCGCCCCTCCTGCTCCTGCGATGCGGACGGAAAATATACAGATCCGATACCGGCGACATGCCTCGATCCATTCCTCGGCAGCGGCACCACCGCAATGGTCGCAGACCAGCTCGGCCGCCATTGCATCGGGATCGAGCTGGCGCCGAGCTATGCCGCGATGAGTGAGCGCCGGGTGCGCGCCGACGCGGGCATGTTCGCGCAGATCGCTGCGGAATGAAGTCTTTCCGCCTGACGCCGCCGCCCCGACAGGGGCCACGGCACACCGATGACGCGCGCCTTGTAAAGTGCCATAAAGTGACATGGCCTTCGGCGTGAAGACGGGTGGCGGCAGCCGCAAAGGGATACCCAACCGGAAAACGACCGCGCGGGCCCGCGCTGCGGTGCATGCCAAAGAACTGGTCGAGGCGCTCGGATCGCACGCCTTTGCCGGCGATGCGCTCGAGCTGCTGCAGCTGGTCTACCGGGACGGCCGCCAGCCGATCGAGCTGAGGCTCGACGCCGCCCGTGCGGCCGCGCCGTATGAACGCCCGCGGCTTTCCGCAATGACCGCCAACCTCGAGACCGGCCTGACCCTCGAGCAGCTGGTCGTCCGCAGCCTCGATCAGGCTCCGGCTAAGCCGAATAGCGCCGATGCCAGCTGAGCCAAATGGGGTTGAGGACGAGGCCTGCGCCATGCTGCAGGAGTGGCGGTCGCATCCGGCGACGATGGTGCGGCAGTTGTTCCGGGTCGAGCCCGACCTGTGGCAGGAGGAGACGCTCGAGGCGTTCCCGGCGAGCCCGCGGCTGGCGATGAAGGCGGCGAAAGGCCCCGGCAAGACGAGCGTGCTCGCCTGGCTCGGATGGAACTTCATGTTGACCCGGCCCCACCCAAAATGCGCCGCGACGAGTATTTCCGGCAAGAACCTCGACGACAATTTGTGGGCCGAGCTGGCCAAGTGGCGTGACCGCGCGGAATTGCTCAAGGCCAAGTTCACCTGGACGAAGACCCGCATTTTCGCCAACGACCACCCTGAAACGTGGTTTATGACTGCCCGCAGCTGGTCGCAGAGCGCCGATCGCCAGCAGCAGGCCGACACGCTGGCCGGATTGCACGCCGATTATGTGCTGTTCCTGCTCGACGAGTCGGGCGGCATCCCGGACGCGGTGATGGTCACTGCCGAGTCGGCGCTGAGCTCATGCGTCGAGGGGCACATCGTCCAGGCCGGCAACCCGACGCATCTGGAGGGGCCGTTGTGGCGCGCTTGCAGCTCGAGCCGCGACTTGTGGCATGTTGTCGAGATCACCGGCGACCCGGACGACCCGCGGCGCAGCCCGCGCATTTCGGCCGACCATGCGCGCGAGCAGATCCGGCAGTACGGTGCCGATAGCCCGTGGGTGCTGATCAACATTTTCGGCCGCTTCCCGCCGGCCAGCATCAACACACTGATCGGCCCCGACGAGGTCGCCGACGCGATGCGGCGGCACTACCGCCCGGTCGATTATGCCGGTGCGGCGCGCGTGCTCGGCGTCGATGTGGCGCGCTACGGCGATGACGCGAGCGTGATCTTCCCGCGCCAGGGGCTGGTCGCCTGGCCGCCGATTGTGCAGCGCAACATCGACTCGCTGCAGGGCGGCGGGCTGGTGGCGCGCAAATGGGGCGACTGGGACGCCGACGCGTGCTTTGTCGACAATTCCGGCGGTTACGGCGCCGGCTGGATCGACCAGCTACGGCAATTGGGGCGCGAGCCGGTGCCGGTCGGGTTTGCGGACAAGCCGCTCGATGCGCGCTACGAGAACAAGCGGGCCGAGATGTATTTCGAGCTGGTCGACTGGATCCGGGCTGGCGGTGCCTTGCCCGAGGCGCCCGAGCTGACCCAGGCGCTGTCCTCGACGACCTACAGTTTCAAGCGCGACAAGCTGATCCTCGAACCGAAGGAAGGGCTCAAGGACCGCCTCGGGTTTAGCCCCGATCACGCCGATGCGTTGGCGCTGACCTTCGCGTTTCCGGTGCTCGCGAAGCAGGATCACGCGCAGGGTGCGCCGCGGCATCGGGTGGATTACGATCCGCTCGCCGAGCTGTGGCAGCGGCCGATAGCGGCGCGCGACGAGCGCCGCTACACGCGATAGATGCCCCAGCGGACGCGCCCGGAGGCCGCCTGATGGTGGGTTTGGGTTTTTGGGTGCTTAGGTAGCGGCGCGCGCGCAAAATGCGCCTACCGGCTTCCTAGGGGACTTTTGGAGGGCAAGGACATGGGCGCTTTGTTTGGCGGCGGGGCGAAGACCCCGGCTGCGCCGCCACCGCCGCCACCGCCGCCGGCCCCGCCGACCGCGGCGGATGCGAGCGTCGCGACGGCGGGCGCATCGCAACTCGCTCGTTCGCGGGCCGCCGCCGGGGCGGGCGCCGCCGGCACGATCCTGACGACGCCGCAGGGACTGACTGAGCCGGCGGCGACGCAGCAGAAGACGCTGCTCGGTTCGTGAGATGGCGCGCTCGCAGCAAGCCTTAGCCTTCTACGAGCGCGCGTCGCCGACCTTGCTGGCGGCGCAGCCGGCCGAGGCGCGCATCCTGCCGTTCCGCAGCGACCCGCAATGGGGCGACCTTTACGCGCATCTCGAGGCGCGTCTGAGCATGCTGCGGTCGTGGCGGCTGTCGTGGTGGGAGCATTGGGCGCTGCTCGCCAGGTATCTCACGCCCAGGCGCTACCACTGGCTCATCGTCCCAAATTCCATGACCCGCGGCTTCCCGATCAACCAGGAGATTGTCGACGGGACCGCGACCCTGGCGATGCGGATCTGCGCCAGCGGCATGATGAGCGGTCTGTGCTCGCCGTCGCGGCCGTGGTTCAAGCTGAAGGCCGGCATGGGCAGCCAAACGCCCGAGCTCGACAATCAATCGATGGAATGGCTCGAGCAGGTCGAGGACCGCATGTACGCGGTGATGGCCGAGAGCAATTTTTACGATGCTTTCGCGCAGATGTTCGAGGATCTGGTGATTTTTGGCACGGCCGTCGTCATCGTTTACGAGGACGAGGAGGATGTGATTCGCTGCTACAATCCATGCGCCGGCGAGTACTTCCTTGCGGCCGGGTCGAGCTTCCGGGTCGAAAGCCTGTTCCGGCTGTTCACGCTGACTGTTGCGCAAACCGTCGAGATGTTCGGATTGAACAATTGCCCGCCCGACATCAAGACGTTGTGGGAAACCAAGGGCGCGGCGCTCGAGACCGAACGGGTCATCGCCCAGGCGAT